ATGAGTGCTTGTCACTGCCCGAAAAAAAAAGTGTGAATTTTTTGAAAATATTTGTTGCATATAGCTGTAAGCCACTGTTTGTATGGGTTTCAGAGATAATTGTTCTTTTTGTGCTGATAATATAATCAAATCTACATAAGTGTATATGAACACATGTACATAGTTGCATACGTTGTACAAATACTTATATTTCAAACCATTATAATTCGGTTAATTTTTTGCAGAGGGTGTTGTAGAATTTGTTGTATATTTGTAAAATGAAACTATCAAAACTTAAAGTTAATCCAAATAACCCTCAGAAATTTGAGGACTTAAGTAAACTCAAGTTGTCTATTACAGAGTTCCCCAGAATGATGGAACTCCGACCACTGGTGTATGATCCAGACAACATGTTTGTACTCGGTGGAAACAAGAGACTTATATGTCTGCAGGAATTAGGTTACAAAGATATACCCGATAACTGGGCAATCAGCGCAGTAGGTTTGTCAGAGAATGAAAAGAAGCGCTTTATATTGGCCGATAACATAGGCTTCGGAGAGTGGGATAATGAGATATTAGAACTGGAATTTGATGAGTTCGATTTGTCCGAATTAGGTCTGGATTTGGGAGACGACATAGACTATGGTAGTGGGAGCAGCTTTGACGGGAATATGGACGAATTATTAGACGGCGAGAAATCCCCGACTACGGAAAGTAAAACAAAAGCACAAACACAAACAACGTGTCCTAAATGTGGATTTAAATGGGAAAAATAAAAGTAGGGGTTTACGTTTTCACGCACCAAATAAAGGAGCGGAAAATTACAGAAAAGGATAGGTACTTCGACGGTAAAGCATACTACGGTTTTAATTACGTAGTTTCGGAAATAGACATGGAATTATATGATATCGCATATGTAAGCGCGGCAAATATAAACACTGTTGATTTTGCTTTAATCTCGATCGTATCCTTCTACGACGTATATAATGTAAGGAAGGAATTGTTTGGAAAAAAGATAACCTGTAAATTGATCTTCGGAGGATCGGGTATCAGCAATATACAGAGTTTGGCGGACACAGCCTATGCAATTTGCATCGGAAGGGGTGAGACGCTGGTCAATGACATTCTTGATGGCAAGCCAATAGAAAACGTGTGGTATAAGGGGGGACAGGATAAAATAAAAATAGGTCAACCGAAAGAATTAATTAGGTATGAAGGCTTTGAAGAAAAATCGGTAGGGTGTAGTAATAAATGCAAGTTTTGTCAATATGGGTGGAAGTTCAAGTTATTAACACCCGAAAATAATTATAATACGGGATATGCTAACAAGGAGGATATATTTAAATATTTAGATTTTAGTTCGGATTCAAAGAACTATCTAAGTGCGTTGGATGGCTTAACGGAATATACACGACGTAAGATAAATAAGCCACTAAAAGACGAAGATATAGCGGCTAAATTTAGTATGATATATGATTGCAAAAAAAATTATTTCCCAGTGCAGCTGTACAACATTATAGGTTTTCCGTGGGAAAAATCGGTAGCTATCGAAGATTTTTTTAGCTGTATAAAAAGTATAGACAGGAGTAGCAATAAAAAATGTAACATACTAATCGTAGCAACACACTTTGTCCCAATGCCTTTCACGCCTTTAGAGTGTATGGAAGTAAATCTCTACGACTTCAGGGACGACGTTGCGAAAAGCAGGTATAACTACCACGGAAAAACATTTAATGTGTTAATATCTTATAAACGCATTACTACCCCGTTAAACGCTATTGAACAAACAATTGTAAATAGAATAAAGATAGATCAACTCCCCCTATTTGACAAATTATTATTAAGTTCTAAATATAGAGGCTTGAAAAGTTCCGATAAACTGAAAGTAATTGATAAATATTTTGCAGGTATCTACGGACAAAAAGATCAGGCAGACATATGTCCAGAGATTGAAAGGCCTTTTAAATATAAAGTAATATAGTGGCTAATTTAGTAACCCGAAAGCAGATAGCAGCCTTAATCGGCAAGACCCCAAACTACGTGGGTATGTACGTGGAGCGAAAGCATATCATTGAAGAAAATAAAAGGATAGACACTGATCACCCTAAGAATAAGGAATTTATTGCCAAATTCACAACTAAGAGTTTTGAAAGCAGCGTGGCCAAAGAAGAAGAAAAAGCAGTGTCCGAAGAAGATAACACGCCGCAGGGTAAAGTCACGCCCTCAAACATCGACTATCTGCGAAAACAGCACGAGGTAAAGAAATTACAACTTGATATACAATTAAAAAAAATTGAATTGCTGAAAAAGAAGGCGACCGTCCTCCCTTTGGAATTCGTAATCGAGTGGAGCGGAAGGAATGTCAGAGGGGCCTTCGGTGAAACGGTAAACTTCGGCAACTCAATGATTGAACAAATTTGCAATGAAATTGGTGCTGGAAACGAGGTCAAGCTGAAGTATAAGAAAAAATTTAAGCAGGGCCTGAACGAACTCATAAAAAATGGGATCAAAAAACAGGAACCGGAAGCGATCAGTTATGCAAAGGAATACGCTTATTTAAATAAATGGTAGAATGGAAATAGCATGTTTACCTGCGGATAATACTGGAAATAAATTATGGCTAAAAGATTTCAGACAAATCGAAGGCAGATTTTACATTAAATACAAAAGTACCTACAACACTATGCCTTTTAGGGAGGTAGAAATTTTTAATGTGGACGGTGGCGCGAATTTTGTAATAACGGGAGACGATGGCACGATATTGTACAGATTTCCTTGTCAGTTTATCGTAAAATGATAGATCAAGTAAGAGCTATATATGCATCCCCTGCCTTTTCTTTCGATGAAAAGGAATTAAAGCCTTCCGAATGGATGGAAGCGAACAGAACCGTGCAGAGAGAGGTGTCTGAGAAAATGTTCGGGCAGTTCAACTTCGAGCACACGCCCTATATGAGGCAAATAGTTAACCACCTTTCACCCTATGATCCTGTCACGCACATAACACTAATGAAGGGCGTTCGCACGGGCGGGACATTCTGCCTGGTGCACAACGGAGTTCCCTATGTTATGAGCGAAAGACCCACCAACATCATGCTACTATCTGCAAACGATACGCTTGCAACCAAGACGATGCAGGGCGTGGACAAGGGCATAGACGGGTGCAATCTCAGGGCCTTAATGGGAAAAGGATCGGGTGTGCAGAGTAATTCTAAAGGTGACACCATGCAGCAGAAATTCTTTTCAGGGGGCTTTGAACTTTTCAATTTTGGGGGGCAGAGCGCTTCTAACATGAGACAGGTTACAGCTGGGCTAATCATAGCAGACGAGCTTGACGCTTTTAAAGGGTCTACTAAAGAGACAGGGACATTTATAGATTTGATGGAAGATAGGGCCAGGTCTTACGGGGACTCGAAGAAAGTCATATACATTAGTTCTCCCCTGCTACTTGAAAGCAGCTTAATCTATGCCTTATATCTGAAAGGGAATCAGAACGTCTATTATGTTCCTTGCCCACACTGTGGGAAAATGATCGAACTCGTTTGGAACGAAAGGAATAAGAATAATACTAGGTATGGAGTTATCTTCGATGTTCGGAACGGTGAGGTAATCGAAAAGAGTATTCGCTATCGTTGTGGTCTATGTGAGAATGAGTTCTTTGAAAAAACGCATAAGAGAGATATGATGCAGGCAGGAAAGTGGAAACCTTCGATAATAAGAGAAGATAAAACTTTTGTGAGTTACAGGATATCCGCCTTATATGCACCCCTTACGATGGACAATTGGTATGACTTTGCAAAGAAATGGCAAGATGCATACCCTCGTGAAGGGGTGAGAAAGGATCGGGAGGTGCAGACTTTCAGGAACTCAATAGAGGGGTTACCTTATAAACCTGAGGGCATTGTAATGAAAACTACAAAGCTTCAGCAAAATAGAAGGCAGTACCAGATCGGAGAGGTCCCCTTTGAACTTTCCAAGAAAGACGGTAATGGTGATATCATGTTGATCACTCTCGCATGTGACCTCAACGGCTACGAGGATGACGCAAGATTGGATTATGAAATTTTGGCGCACTCTAAAAGAGGGCCAACATATAGTATAGACGCTGGCAGCGTCGGTACATTTATACCCAAAGCGGAAAGGCAAGCGCTTGAAAAAGAGGGGGCTAATTTACAGGAAGTACAAGCTGAACGCACGAAGATGACTTATAAGTTCGACGTACAGAATAGCATTTGGCCCGACTTTGAGAAAATCGCTTTGCAAAAATTCGGAAAATACGAAAGGCAGATTAATATAGTTGTCGTAGACATAGGCTTTTATCAGGATTATGCGATCGAATTTGTGCGAAGGATGAGACAAAAGAATATTTTTTGCATAGGTTTGAAAGGAGAAGATCCTGAAAAGTTTATAGTACAAAGTAAAACGGACGCAGGCAGTATTTACAGATCCGGTAATGGTGACTTCTATCTGGTCAACGTAAATATTATAAAGGACTGGGTTGCAAAATATATAGATGCTAATAGCTATGTGGATGACAAAGGTAGTATTCACCAGGACGAGCACTTTATGAACTACCCGGAACGCAACGCGAAGACAGATAAATATACATACAGAAATTACTTCGCCCACTTTGAGGCGGAGCATAAGATCGTTAAGAAGGTAGAGGGAGGAGTGGATAAGTATTTGTGGGAAAAGAAAAAAGCGGGTATCCAGAACCACTTTTGGGATGTGAACATTTATAATGTTTTCGCGCGGGAGTATATGACAGACTTGATATGCTCAAATGATAATCCTTTCAAGAAACTCTACTATAAAGGAACAAATATAAAACCTACATGGGAAAACGCCTGCCTCCTGATACAGGAAGCGGCGAATGAAAGAGGGAGGCCTTTGAGTTAAGCCATAATTTTCTATTTTACGATTATTCTTAAATTAGGAAAAATATTTTTCAACGATTCAATCATGAAGTCGAAATCTACATTTTTTAATTTTACATTATCGTTATTTCTACTCATTAATTCTGAATTTTGCAGCCAATAGAAAGTAAACCAATTTGAAAAAGAAGAACTTTTTTCAAAGCATATACCTGTAATTGATTTGTTGCCTGCTAATATTTCTTTTATAGCTTTTGAAAATCTTATTATTTTGGGTAGCATGGCTTTGATTAAATGATAATGCTCGATGTCACCTGTTGATAATAAACTAACATATTGATAGTTTAAAATAAATTTGTACATTTACAAAAAAATACAATGCTAACAACTGATGAACTTATTGAAGAGCGTGCGGCCCTGATAGAGCAGCTTACAGGCATAAACACTCAAATACTGGCCATAATTAGCCAGAAAAATAAGAAATACACCTATTCTAACCAGGAAACCACGCACTCTGCCGAAACTCAGTCGCTTACTGAGCTAAGAGAAATGAAGAAATACATCATAGAACAGATTTCTATAATCGATGCTCGTTTGGGAAGGGGCTTTTTTGTACAGGTAAAAAACTGCTAAAATCATGTTCGGAAAAAATAAAATACAGGAATTAAGCAAGATCAGCGCTGATCTTGTAGATAAAACAAAGAAATTAGAAGCTGAAAACACGGAGTTAACTAATTCTCTGCGCACACTATCGACGATGTACCAAGTTTTCACAGGCGAAAACACTGTAAACGAGTTGGGAATGCCTAAAGAGATCATAATAGATTACCAAAGGCTTAAAATTAGGTCTTGGGAATTTCTGCTCAAGAATCATCTTGCAGGGTTAATGGTTCAGAAACGGGTCAACTGGCAGATAGGATCAGGTTTACTTTTCAATGCCAAGCCTTCCGAAAGGCCTTTCATGGATTTTTATAAAAATAAAAAGATCGCGATCGAAAAGCAACACAAGTTCATACAGGACAGCGAGTATCTGTTCAGAAATTTCGCAAAGACCAAATTAATCGATTACGAAAAAGATAAAGACCTGCACGGACTATCCAGATTTGTTGATTTCAATGCCTGTGGTGACGGAGATGTGTTATTGATAATGAGAGTTAAGAAGGGGCTACCTGTAATACAAGCAATTAGCGGGCAATGTGTAGTTAACCCCGCCATAGCCGCCAGTTCTATCCCTGAAGGGAACACTATAAACGAGGGGGTAGAGACAAACGCTAATGGCGAAACAGTTGCTTTCCACGTACTTACGAATACAAATACCTCGAACGGTGTGATTACACCACTCCAAAATATGAAGCCTTTCGAGACGGAAAGGGTTAATGCCTACTTTCCAGGAACAACTATAAGATCAGCGTGGCTATATAAGCAATCAGACTTATATAAAGCTGGCGAGACAAGGGCAATGCCCTTATTCGCTCAATTGTTCGAGATGCTAAAACATGTAAACGACTATCTTATCGCAAATTCAAAACACGCCCAGCTTTTGGCACAGCATGTCATGGTCTATGAGAAGGATCAGAACAGCAGCGGCGAAAAGGTGTTCAATGACGCAGGTTTTAGCTCGCTTGGCATGGATGCACCTATCCAGAATGTATCAAATGCCACAGATGCCGAAGTTGCGGCCTCTGCAAATGCAGCGGAGTACAAGCTTAACGGTAACGGAATTGTAATTGACGCACCCAGGGGAGTTAAGGCAAAGCCTATCAATGCAACCAGTCAGGCAGATCAGGCGGAGTATCTTAAAAGTACGATGCAATCTATAACTGCGGCCATTGGTCAACCTTACGAAGTTACTGTCAGTTCTTACAACTCGAACTACTCAGCGTCAATGGGAGCGCGTTCCGATTTTCAGTTTGTATTGGATACTTTGACCGAATTAATTCCTGCAAATCAGCTATACAAGAAGGCGTGGGAGATGTTTGTCTATTTACAAATTTTACAAGGTAAAATCGATTGCCCACCACTGCTAAAAGCTTATAATGACAACGATACTATTACTATACAGGCTATAACAAATAGTAGTTTTGAGGGAACGAAGTTAAAACCTATCGATCCAATTAAATTTATACAGGCTTTGCGGGCCCAAATCCCAGAAAAATACAGAGAACAAATTCCTTTAAACACACTTGAGAACCTTGTAAACTCCGTGAGCGGAAGTGATTACGAGAGCGTTTTAACTCAAACGGCAAACGAGATAGGCCGTATACCCGAAGATTTTAAGCCTGATCAGCCAATTATTCCGGCGCAAGCGTAGCATTTTAGTTAAATAAAGTTAAATCAGGATAAAATAATTTGTCTGTATGATTAATTAGTTTATCTTTGTGTAATGACACCGTTTATAACGTTGGTAATATGAAATCGAAGCGGATTGCGTTCCATCGACGAAGCGGCTATAACCGCATTAAAAAAGCGTTATGCCGTTTCAATTCGCTCGAATGATTCTCTTTTTTATTGTCGGTTATAGCATGTTATGCCTTTGTTTATTATTTAGAATTAATATAAATTACAACAATTTACGTATTTTATTTGGTAAATTACAACAAATGTTGTATCTTTGATCCATAATTAAAAACAAAATATTATGAAAACAGTTAAAGAAATACTTACCGAAAATAGAGAATCAGTAATCAGTTCTATTAAATTCGTTTTCAAAGTATATAACCAACAATTGATTAAACAAAAAATGATTGAATTTTTTAATTATTGTAATGAATTTCCAAGTATGGTTATAGATGCCGATAGCTCAAAAAATACAAAAACATTATTAAAATATATGGTTCAAAAAATGGCTGCAAGACAGAGCCAAGAAAAAAAAGAAACTGAAAATTTAAAATATTTTGGTAAAAAAAATCCAAAATTAGAAGATATAATGGCTGCAAGAGCAGAGCAAGAAGAAGCAAAAGGTAATGTATGGGACCCTGTTTTAAAAGAATGGGTGAAAAATAATAAATAATCTAAAACTTTGAAAAATGGAAACAATTGAAAGAAAAATTATGTAATTGGTTACTATCCATATGGTAACAATGACGTTAGGTATGAAAGCAATAAGGCAATTGGTACTAATAGCAAAGAATGTGCAATAAATTATTATAAATCAGTTGATGAAATGATTGAAATCGTTACTTCTGAATGGAAATGCGATTGCTTTGTAATGGATTATGATACTGAAGAAATAGTTTATTCTCATAAATATTAAAATGGACGCTGAAAATCTAATTAACTGGTCTGAACTATCTCGGTTATTATGCCAGGATAGAACTTCTATATCAAAAAATAGAGTTTCAGAAAAACATAAAGAAAAAATTGAAGTCTTAAAATCAGCTATTGAAAAATGGTATGCTGATTATGTTAACGACAATAAGGCATAACGGTGGTGCTATGCCCCGTTTGGGATTACGAAGTACAGAACTATCAATTTACAAAAACTTTTAAAACGAGAGCGAATGTTGAATTTACCACAAAACACCAAATGGGATATAGCACGTGTTAGCCACAGTACGTTGGTTAATGCTGATTGCTTTGATGTTTTTCCTTTTATTGAGGATAAGAGTATAGATGCTATTATTTGCGATTTACCTTACGGGACTACAAATTGCAAGTGGGATTCTGTTTTAGATTTGGGTAATATTTGGGTGCAATATAAACGAGTGCTTAAAGATAATGGAGTGGTGATTTTATTTGCACAAACACCTTTTGATAAAGTACTTGGTAGTTCAAATTTAGAATGGTTAAAATATGAGTGGATATGGGAGAAAACACAAGCGACTGGGTATTTTAATGCAAAGAAAATGCCTATGAAAGCCCACGAAAACATATTGGTATTTTATAAAAGTATGCCAACATTTAATCCACAAAAAACAGAAGGATACAAGCCCGTAAATAGCTATACTAAAAAAATGGAAGTTTGTAATAAAACCGATGTTTACGGAAAAGTAAAACAAGATGTGAGTGGTGGTGGCGAAACTGATAGATACCCAAGAAGTGTACAGGTATTTGCTTCAGATAAACAAAAGACTAAATTAGATGGAACAATACACCCAACACAGAAACCACTTGCATTATTAGAAATGTTTGTAAAAACCTACACTAATGAGGGCGATATGGTTTTAGACAATACAATGGGCTCGGGAACAACAAACCTTGCTTGTTTAAAATTAAATCGCAAATCAATTGGAATAGAAAAGGAAAAACAATATTACGATGTTGCAGTTCGGAGGCTTTCTTCGTATTGTGGCTAACTATTATATGTACAAAAACTCTACGATCATTTAATAATCAAAACATTAATACATGGAAGTCGGAAAGTATCAAGCTAAGCTTTCCGATTACATGAAATATAAAAGATACTCCGAAAACAGTATTAAAAATTATGTTTCATGTATCGGAAAGTTTCTTCAGCATTTTGCAAACGAAGCAACAAAACCTTCTGAAATTTCGGCAAAAAGAATTATTAATTTTTTGTCGAAATTTACCGATGCAAACACTCATAAGGCTTATCTGTGTTCAATTAAGCTCTTTTACGATAAAATAGGAAATCAGCCTCATAAACTCGATAAAGTTGAATATCCTAAGCAAGCTAAAAAATTACCCGTTGTTTTAAGCCAGGATGAAATCCAAAGAATGTTTTTTAACTGTAAAAATTTAAAGCATAAAGTAATATTAACTTTACTTTATTCTTGCGGTCTGAGGGTTTCTGAATTAATTAATTTGAAATGGTCGGATATTGATCGTAGCCGAATGGTAATAAGCATTGTTAAAGGCAAAGGTAATAAAGATAGACAGATATTCCTCCCTTCGGCTATTATTCCTTTGCTCGAACAATATTACAGGGCATATAAATCAAAGGGCTACGTATTAAATGGTCAATTAAAACTACAATATTCTGAAACAAGCGTTTTAAGCGTCGTAAAGGCCCTTGCAGAAAAATCGGAAATTAAAAAGCGTGTGTATACACACCTTATAAGGCATTGTACTTTCACTCACATGGTGGAGGCCGGCACGGACATAAATCTCATCCAGAAAATCGCAGGGCATAATAATGTTAAAACGACTATGATTTACTGCCATTTGAGCGACAAATTAATCAGTAAGATAAAATCTCCGATAGAGAGCATTGAAATTTAAAGCCTCTATAAGCTCTTATTTAAAAATTTTAGCAATTATTTTGATTATTAGAAAAATAGTTTTACCTTAGTCGCAAAATTAAGCGGCGAATGTCAAAAAAAATAAACACTGATCTACCTTATTTCATCGATAGCTCTTCGATAACTCAATTAATTGATAAAATTGAGACCAATAAAGAAGATGCTGAAATTTCATGGAATAGTTTCGGGGGATCAGTTTACGCGGGCCAACAATTCGCTGATTTTTTAAACAATCAAGGCCTGAAACTCGAAGCTAATGTTAGCGGGATAGCAGCCTCAATGGGTGCAGCTTTACTACCCTTCTTTAGTAAGGTAAAAGGCGCCGAACAAAGCGATATCATGCTACACTCAGCAAGTGGAGGCGGCGGAGCGGCCATAAAACACACAAATCAATTCCTTTATGAAGCCCTGGCCAAGAAAATAAATGAAGAAATTTTTGAGAAAATTACAGGTCAAAAACTCAAAACCGTGATGCTCGCCGAAGGTGAAGATCGGATCAATGTCTGGTTTACGGGAAAAGAGGCCAAGAAAATGGGGCTTTTTGATGAGGTCTACAATCTCATCGATCCAAAATCCAACAAATTAAGCTTACCTATCGACGATTTGGGTTACAATTTACCCGAATCTGTCAAAAATAAATATAATAAACTAACAATAAATAAGGATATGGAAGTTAAAGACTTGACGGCCTCAAAATTACAGGCCGAAAATCCAGAATTATACAACTCTATAGTCGCATCTGTGAAAGCAGCTGAGCAAAAGAGGGTTGCTGACATCATGAAGTACGCTAAATTTGATTTCGAGAAAGCGAATGAAATGATTAAGTCAGGGGCAGAGCTGCAAATTGCAGACGTGGAGCACTTTGTTGAAAAGAAATTCAACCTTGAAAAAGTTGAAAATCTTGAAAACGGCAGCGCGGTAGACATTAAGGCCGCAAAAGTTACAGTTTCTAAAGAGGTCGAAGAAAAAGAGGAGGCCTTAAAAGAATTTCGCGAAACAGTAGGATTAGATTTTTCAAACGCTAAAAAATAAACGAAATGTCAGAAATAACAGTAACGGTTGACCCTTCAGCTGTCAATCACATAAAATACAACTATGAAGTAGATAATATTTTCTTGGATTTTCCAAGCAAACAGAAAAAATTTACTTTCGTAAACGGTACAGGTGCAGAACGTACGGTTAAGGCTGGAACACTTGTTGGGATCACTACAGCTGATCAAACAATTGCAAAAGAAGTTGCGGCTGCAAGTACAGACGGATCGCAAGTTCCGGTCGGCATCGTATTATACGATGTTGTTATAGGAGCAGGTGCTTCAGTTGAAGCTGAAGGCCTTGTTGGCTTAAACGGATCTATTTTCGAGGATAAAGTAGTTCTAAGCGGTTCTGAAACGCTTGATACCGTGATCACAGGTGCAGGAATTTCAGCAGGACAGTCTATAAGGAACGCCTTATTGAACGCGAACGCTAATATCAAATTAGAGCCGGAGGCTACGAATATAAGCGGTTACAAAGATCAAGCTTTAACTTAAAAAATAAATAAAATGCCAGTACAGAGCTTTACAATAGCAGAGTTAATGCCTGAGCTCGTCTCAGGACTTATCACATACGTACCTAACGTGTACAATGAGACAAACGGTCTAGCAGAAATGGCCGCAGAAGCACCTCCACAACTTGATCCGAAGATCAGGGTAAGGGGTAAAGTAGTTTTAAGGCCTATCGCAGACGATATACCTGAAAGTTCAGAAGCAACTTTGATCAAAGATACAAAGTTTACAGATGAAATGTTTACAGCACCGGAATATGGTAAGGGCTTTGCTATCACAGCAAACGACCTTATTCGTAATCAGAGTTACATGGCCGGTTTTGGAAACATGAGTGTATCCCGTGATCGCGCACCTTTGTTGATGGAACGTATCAGAAGTGCATCAAACGAGTGTATCAACATGATCAAGCGCGCGGCTGACAGTCATGTTCAGCAACTTATGAAGACGGGTACTGTTGCTTTCTCGAATTATGCCACCATTGATTTTGGAAGGGACAATGGAAACAGCGTAACAATTGCAACCGCAAACCTTAAATGGACTATCGCTAATGCAGCAACTATGCTACCTTTGACAAACATAGCAACCTGGACAGAACAGGTTGCCACACGCGGGAACGCAGGCGGCGAGGAGTTCATAGTGTTGATGAGTATGTCAGCTTACAAAGCTTACATAAACTCATCTGAATACAAAGCAGACAGTGATATCCGTAGAAATTACAGTATTGAAATGGTCAGGGGTGTAAGTGCAGCGATGAACATAAACATACCAGCCGGAGCGGTTTACAGAGAAACGATTTTGAAAAACCCAGTAGGGCCTGCTCACGTTTTCACCTATGATCAAACGTACACCAATGAATCAGGTGTGGCGGTTAAGTGGATTACTACTGACCAGGTTTACATTTTGTCAACTGGCAATATCTTCCAGCGTCAACCTGTAAGCATTATAACAATGAACGATTTCATTGCTACCTCAGCAACAATGAGGCAGGCTTTGGCAGTTTCGCCTTCAATGGCTGGCTGGCTAATTACGCCGGAATGGAACAAATGCACTTCCCGTGCTTTGGTAATTGGGATTTACAGGAAATTCTTAACTTTGGCCTTAACGCCTAATAAAACTTTTGCAGCAATTGTAAACTCTTAAGGCTATGGACGAGAAAAAAGAAGTAAAGAAAGCGCCCGAAGTTAAGAAGGTAGAGAAAGAAGTAACTTATATTATGAAAGTTACCCATCTTTCTTGGGGCCAAAACGGGAAAAACCATTTTTTCGCTGAAAAAAAGCCATTAATTTCCAAAACGGCAATGGGTAAATTTGCCTCTATTTTGGATGTGTGGCTTGAAAATGAGTGGATACAGGTAGGTTCCTACAAATAATGGACACGACTATACAGGACGACTTCGATAGTTTTGTAATAAGCGAAAGCTTATTCAATTGCGAAGTCAAGCTGTACGACGAAAGAGAGGGTGATCTGGTTTTCGAGGGTTTCGGGGTTTATGATAAAAAACCAATGGCGGTCGAAAACGAAAGCGGTCAAATAGTTTATCAAGGCCATAAAAGCTTGTTATCTTTGTCTATGAAAAGTCTGACCTTTATGACAGCTTACGCTTCTCTGAAGGGATACTATGTTGAAATAATTGATAACCAAGATGTAAAAGCTTATTTAATAGCAAATTCAGCTTTCAATAGCAATGTAAATTTGATAATGTGTGAATTAAAAGAAACAACGATACCAATAGTGATACCATGAGAAAATTAATATTTTTAGCAGTTTTAGTGCTCATAACTTTGCAGTTACAGGCCCAGAAATTCGTTTACGGCGATCTGAGGGTAACTGGAAATGCTTATGTAACGGGCACTGTTTACGCGAACACAGCCGTAGGAGTACCTTATTTGAACGTGGATAGTATTGTAACTGATTATCTGTGGGCTGATGTTTTTGACATACAGCATTTCTTAATAGACAGTGTCAATGTCAACTATATGTACGCGGATAGCTTTGAAATAGAACACTTTCTAATAGATTCAGTTATAGCCAATTACATACAGGCGGATAGTACGGAGATATCATATATCAAAGCGGATAGTTTATCAATAACCACTTTAGTGCTTGACAGCATTGACGTCTCTTATATAGTTGTGGATAGTTCGGCCATATCTTACATAGGCGGAGATAGCTCAAACATCTCATATATGGTATCGGATAGCTCTTTAATTTCCTACGTGAAAACTGACAGTTTGCTAATAGGATCGCAAAAGATAGTATACGCGGCGGGGGACAGCATACCTGATATAACTTATGTAAATACTAATTATTCGGGGTCACTGACAGACGGGGCGCCAACTGAAGCGCAAATAATTGGAATAGCGGGTACTGCGGCAAGTGTAGGGCCAGGATTTAAAGCTGTTATAAAAGACACCGATGGAACGGGCTTATACTATCTTTGTATAAGTACAGGGACTGCGTGGTATTATTTTACGGGAACTTTAGCGTTATGAGAGCAAGTGAAATATTTATGTACAGTTTAGGGGCATTAATTGTCCTGGGATTCTTTGTGATATTGATGGGACTTCTGGTCTTGGATATTCCGAAAAACAACGAACAGGCTTTATACCTTGCGCTTGGAACACTGTTCAGTTCCTTTGCGGGCGTGGTAGGTTATTTCTACGGAAGTTCGGCAGGATCAAAGCATAAAACAGATTTAATGGCTGGCAAACAAGACGAATTATAAATGATAAGTGTGTTTATCATTTAAAAAGGGGAGCGTTGATAACCAGACACTTACGTTTAATTTGATTGAACGACTAAACATAAAAACTGATAAAACAACTAAGTATCTGATTATCAATTATAAATAAGTCTCTTAGAATCGAATGAAATAAATTATCTGTCCGATAGGGCGATCGATTAAAAGGAAAATGAGTTATAGTTCTGTAATAACATACGAAATTTACGATTTAAAAAGTTCTTTGTTTCTTGATTTAATTAAGGAAATTCTTGAAGCGGAATTTACTAAACAGATAGAAGATTATGAAAATGATTTTCTGCCTTCAGAAGTAAAAACAGACGAATATCTACTAAACCCTGTTTCTGATTTAGACATAGACCCTTCTTTCTGCTCTATCATAAAAGCAAAATCGGTCAACGGAGAAAATCAATTCCATAACCAGACAAACGAAAAAAACACTTTTATCATAGGTATTTTAGCGGAGGGTTTGGAGAATCTGCGCAAGATTTCAGATGCTATTTATATAATTCTCAACGATATGGACGTAAAGAATTATATTTTTGGTCAAGGGCTATTAGCAGATTCAGGATCGTATAAAATAACGGAGTTATCAAGCGAGTTCCAGGTTTCTAAAACTATAAATGATCGAGAAATAATTTATGGATATTTGACTTTAGAAGCTGAAATAATGGAAGTGCCTAAATTAAACACATATGAAGCAATTGATGAGGTAAGCCTTACACAGAAAGTGGGGGCAAATGAAATAGAAATTACACAAACATCAACATACTAATGAACACAGCAAGTAACATAAAAAATACAGCGCAGGCGTCCGGATCGTTTTACGAAGTCGGTGTCGGTGCAGCTTTAGGAGCGGAGGCTTTATTAGAGCAAAGGATCGCTGTTCTGGCGGAGGGTAACGCCGACATGCAGACTGAGATCGCCCAGGACGGTGGCATTTTAACACCTTTGAGTTCAAAAGAAGTAGCTGCTTTGGCAGGCTACGGTAGTCCGGCGCACATGGTAGCACGAATGTTATTTGATAAGTTGGCTATTAATGTACCTGTAACTTTTTTCTTCGTACCCGAAGCGGTTGCGGGAACAGTTACAGCTTCAGTAATGACAGGTACGGGTGCAACAGTTACCAAAACGGGTACTATCCTTCTAAACTTTAACGGTGAATTGCTTGCGATTACACTCGAAAAAGATCAAACTTTGGCACAGGTGTTGGCAACTATCAAAGCGGCCATTAACGCGGCTATCAATTTACACAGCCTTGTATCAACTGCTACTCCAACAACATCGATAAGCATCGATTCAAAATGGAAGGGTCAAAGTGCAGCTGAAGCTTCAGTATCGATCTACTCGAACGACAGCGAAGGCATAACCTGGGCCATTGTAAAGACAGCCGGAACAGGTGAAGTACTTCCTTCAGCCCAACTTACAAAACTCTTAACGGATTGGTATCCACATGTTTTGAATTGCTTAGGCAATGGCGCGGCAAATGCTATTCTGGATGAATTAGAAGATTTCAACGGAACACCCGCGGCCGGAAACGGTAAATATGCACCTGAAAACATGACCCCTTTCGTGGCATGGACAGGAACAATCGCAGCTACATCTGCCCTATTAACAGGTGTAACAGCTGATCGTTTGGATTTGAACACAAATGTTTATCTGCCTTTGCCAAACGCTCAATCATTAACTTTCTTGAATGCTGCTGAGGCATTGGGTATGTTCGTGAAGAAGTCGAGTGCAGATCCTAAACAGGATATTGACGGAGATGTGATGCTTTATGCTATCCCACCTTCTGACAAAGATGTAGGCGACATTGTGAATTACAATTTCAGAGACGTTCTTGTGAAAAATGGTTGTTCGACAGTTAATTTTAAGAACAACAGTTTTTACGCTCAGGATATCTTGACCACCTATAAACCAGATGGAGAGGTTGATCCAGTTTTCAAGTTTGTAAGGGACAATATGATCATTTTTAACTTAATTGATCAGTTCAAAAAGTTCAATCTGAAGCAAAAAAACAAATCAATAGCGCCAAATGCACTTCCAAGTGTTTCGATCACGAGTCCAGCACTTTACAGGGCAGGCATTTTAAACGAAATAATTAAGCCTTTTGTTGACGCTGGTTATTTAGCAGATTTTGATTTTGCAAAAGCTAATTTGGATGTCGGAATTAACCCGACAAACGCAGGAAGGTTTGACGTCGTTTCGCCAAATCTGATCACATCCCTACTCAGGATAGTAGCTGTTAAGGTTGCTGTAAATAAATATCACGGATAAAAAATTAAAGATATGACATTCAACTCTAAAAAAATACAAACGATGTTCGTGTCAACGCCTAAAGGCGAGATAGCACTAGCGGGTAAAGCGGGTGAAGATCCTGAAATAAAGCCTAATGTAGGCGAAATTGAGGACGCAGACGACGGTCTTACGAACGACGGTCAACTGATTGTTAATTATATGGTCACAAGATCATATATACAGGGCGTGTTCGGATACAAAGACAGCGATCAGGACTATATCAAAAGTGCTATCGACGCGGCTAGAGTAACGGCGGCAGCGGAAGTGCCTGTAAACTGTGTGTTTACAGACGGATCCATAGGATCGAATAAGGGCGTTTTTGTTGGAGCACCGACTTACAACGGGACGGGAACTATCGAATTGAAATTCGCTTGCGCGCAAGATTGGATTTTCATTTAAAAGCTAAAGGCTTTCATCTTTTCCAAATAGAGGTATTGATTCTCAGGCACTTAGCTATTTTATATTAAGTGCCTGTTTAGTTTAAAATCAGAAAAACGCTAAACTATTGATTATTAATATTTTACAACTCAATTAGAATCGAATGGAATAATTTTCATAAGCAACAGGACTAAATATTTAAAGGAAATGGAAGAAACAACAGGCAAAAAAGTGGAAATGAAACCACAAATAACAAAGGAAAAAACAATTTCAGAAAAGTTTGCAGAAGAACTGGACTCGCAGGAAAAAGAGATTTTTCTTAAGATTAAAGAGGTTCGCATGAAGCAGTGCGAATATGCTGAGTTCGAGGCGGTAACAGAAGACTCCCTGGACGATTACGCTTTTTTGATAACTTACGTAAAAGAAGGTATACTCACTTTCGAGAATGACGGAGTGGTGATCAAAGTCAGAAGGCCGATTTTGTCAGAGAAAAATGAAGTCATTGCGACCAGTATTAAGCTCCTTTTTCAAAGGAATGTCGAGAGGGAGAGAGCTTTTACTAAGAAAATCAAAGTAAAAGCAGGAGACACGGCTGCAAGTATGGATTACACGAGGGCGGTAATTGCAGCTCACCTGGCTAATGCTGACTACAACGGTACAAGTGTTGTAATTCCTGAAAAATGTATCTCAGGCAAGAATATACACGCCAACGACTATCAACTATTGACAACTTGTTATCTCTTTTTTCGTAATTAGTTTAGAAATATACGAGCTAATAAATAATAAAGAAGACGTAAAGGTTATAAGATGCAATATATTAGAGGTTTACAATTCAATAGATACGATAAAGGGCACAGTAGTAGTTAATTACAAATGGACACCAAAGCAAGTTGACAAATTAGAATTACAAAGCGACAATTACAGAGGTTTATTTTTCATTTATAACCAAATACTGCAAGAAATAGCGGACACAAACAGCAAAAAGCCCAAGAAATGAGGGCTTTTTTCAAATAAAGCGGAAATGAGACCTTTCAAAACAAAAGTGGATATTATTGCGGGTGACAAAGCAAGTCTTGTCATAGCTAAGATCACATCTGCTGCTCAAAAAATGACAAAAGGCGTTACTCAAAGCGCCACTATTGCGGGAAATGCTTTCGTCTCTTTCTCTTCTCGCGCAGGAATGGCAGCGAAAAAGGCATCGCTAACAATGAATAACCTAAATGCTAAAGTTAATGGATTTTTCAGAAGCATAGGCAAAGGTCTTGGTACGTTAGGCCAGTTAGGGGTAGGGCTAAGTTTTCTCGCTTTAGCTTCTGTCATTATCGATGCAAACATGCAGGTCGATGCAAGTTTTGCCAGCCTTTCTGCAATAACTGGAAAAACGGGAAAGGAGTTCGAGGCGTTCAAGGTACAGGTTGCCAAAGTTGCCAAAGAACAGAGACTGTTTACAGGCGACACGGCCAAAGCTTTCGAGATAGTCGCAAGTGCAAAACCTGAATTATTGGCCAACGCAGAAGCAATGGCTAAAGTAACGAATGCGGCCATAACACTAAGTAAAGCAAGCGGCGACGACCTTGCGCAAAGTTCTCTTAACCTGGTGGGTGTTTTGAATCAGTTCAACCTTTCTGCCTCTGAAGCTGATAGGGTCATGAACACACTTGCTGCGGGGTCAGTTGAGGGATCTGCTACAATTACAGACGTTGCGGCCTCAATGAAAAATTTCGGGGCAGTCGCCAATGCCTCAAATATTACGATGGAACAATCAGTTGCTTTGATCGAGGTTCTGGGATCAAAATCTATCTTTGCGGAGGAGGCTGGTACGAAATTAAGAGGGTCTATACTGAAGCTTAAACAGGCTGGAGTAGGTTATGCAAGTGGTCAATTTGAAATAAACGACGCCTTAACTGAAGCAAGATTGAAAATGGCTAAACTTGCAACTGCACAAGAAAAGGATGCTTATATGCAGAAAGTTTTCGGGGCTGAAAATATCACAACCGGGCAAATTCTACTTGATAATGTTGATAATTTCAACAGATTAACAAAAGGTGTAACTGGCACAGATTGGGCGGTTACACAAATGAATATTAAGGCTAACACTTTTTCAAACAGGCTTAAAGAGGTGGTGGACTCGTTTAAAAACTCAGTCACAGCCACGGACGATCAGGCGGGAGCAATGCAGAAATTAAAGGACGCTTTGCTATTCGTGTCTGAGAATATGGATAAAATCATAAAGTATGCAATAATAGCCATTGAAACTTTCGTTGCCTTCAAAGTGGCCGTGTACGGGCTAAGAATTGCCACAACGGCATATAACATAGCAGTCGGTGTCCAGGCGGGCTTGATGAAACAAGCGAGTGTTGCTATGAAATCCAACTTAACAGCCGTAAAGGCTATGAATGTCATTACTAAAATATCAACGGCCATACAGTGGGCGTTTAACGCGGCCATGTGGGCGAATCCTTTGACGTGGATAGTCATTGCAATCGTAGCAGTAGTTGCGGCTATTGCGGCGCTGATATATTACTGGAAAGACATGATTAAATGGCTAAAAGAGTCGGATAGCTGGTTTGCAAAGATTATCAGAGCCTGCATATACCCTCTTATCCAATTGTTCAAATATATAGGTAAAGTCATAGAATGGGTAGTGGAGAAATTCAAGCAACTCGTAAACTGGGTAAAAGAATCTGATAATATCTTTGCTGGCTTTCTGAGAGTAGCGATAGAATTACTTGGTGACTTCGCAACGGTATTAGGCTACGTTTGGGATTTCATAGTTTGGTTTATTGAAAATGCAATTAAACCTTTGGAAGATGCTTTCGATAGAATCGGGAAAGTCATAGATTTCTTTTCTTCAGAAACGCAGAAAGAGTTGGGGGTGGACGTCAACAAGAACGTTACCAGCCAAATTAAGCATGATTTTATGACAGGCGGCGTAGGTACATCAGTGCAACTCCACGATCCAAATAGCAAATTAACAAAAGCAGTGGCGGCTAATACCACGTCAGTAGACGCTAACACAAGATCGCAAAAGAAAGAGTGGTCGGGAAAATTTAGAACAACGATTTTAAAAGATTTGAATTTAGCTGGATCGACGAATGTACAAAAAGACCTGGCAATTGCGGCGATTTCAAACGAGACGAACAACGCGATCGCTCAAAAAGATATCAC